GGGGCACTTGACGGTGCCCCTTTTTGATGCTAAACTAATATCACAACTACAATAAACTATGGCAGTATCAATTATTACATTGAAGACTGGTGATAGAGTTATCACTGATCTGAAGGAAGCCTTTGATGGAGAAGGTGATGATAAAAAAGGAATATGTTTAATCATGGATGAACCATATGTTTTAAATCTTGATGGCGGAACGCCACAGTATCTCACTGAACAACATGGTATGGAATATCAAGTTCGTTTCAGTAAGTGGAATCCATATTCCCCAGACACAATGTTTAAAATTCCATATGATTGTGTTATGACAATTAGTAATCCAGAACCAGGATTACAAAAAGCTTATGAAGAAAAAATTGAACAAAAGAGAGAAATTGAAAATGGAATTGAAAACTAATCATAGCGTTCGTATAGTTACCCTTACAACTGCAGAGCGTGTTTTATGTTTGTTTGGGGAAGTTCGTGACGATGAAGAAAAAGTAATTGGATATAGAATGTTATACCCTTTTATTCTTGGTCTCTCTGAACCAAATGAAGATGGAACTATTCCAATTGAATATCGTAGGTTCTGTCCATACAGTCCAATTGAAGAACATCGCCTGAGCGGTGATCATATTATCAGTGTTGTATTTCCAGACAATGGAATTCTTGACAATTATGTTGAGAAACTTGAAGAGTATGGTTTCCCCAAGGAGCAAGTCTTCTTTGAACAAAAAACTGAAGTAACGGAGGAAACTAATGGAGATAGCAGCGAACCTATTGAAGCTGGCGAATGAGTGGATCATCGCCCAGGTCGAAGAGATTGAGGGTGCCACTTCTATAGGTGACCCCGATTGTGTCCTACGCGACCCATACGTGGTAGAATGTGATGGGGAGATCAACCAATGGCCTCTCCATTCAAATGATCGTGAGGTGATTGTCAGGTCTTCTGACATTACCACACTGGTCAATCCAAGCACTAAACTGCTTGCTGCTTATCTACTCAAAGTTGATCCGCCAAAATCTGAATGAAGTTTTATACTAATGTTGAACAAGCTGGCAATCGTTTGCTGGTCCGTGGTTATGAAAATGGCAATCGCTACAGCGTGAAGGTTCCTTTCAACCCCACGCTGTATTTGCCTACAAAGAACTATTCAGAATGGCGCACTCTTGAAGGTGACTGTGTGGAACCACATAAGTTTGGATCCATCACAGAAGCACGAGATTTCGTAAAGCAATACAAAGAAGTAGAAGATTTTGATATCTATGGAAATACTCGCTTTCTTTATCAATACATTGCGGAAGAACACCCAGAGGAAGAAGTCAAATTTGACAGTAGTAAGATCCGTGTATTTACGATTGATATTGAAACCGCTGCCGAAAACGGTTTCCCTGACATTGAAACTGCCGATCAGGAGATCCTTGCCATCTCTATCAAAGACAGCTTCACTGGTAGAATTACTGTGTTCGGGGCACGACCATTCAATAACAATGACCCCATGGTGGATTACATGCATTTCCGACATGAAGAAAGCATGTTGGGAGCATTCCTTGAATTCTGGCAAGCAAACTTTCCAGATGTAATTACTGGTTGGAATGTACAGTTGTTTGACATGCCGTACATTCATAATCGTATTGATCGTATCCTTGGTGAAAAATTTACTAAGGTTTTGTCACCATGGAAACTTGTATCTAAACGAGAAATCTTTATCAAGGGTCGCAAGCAGTTTGCGATTGATACTCTTGGCATCTCTACGCTAGACTATCTTGAGTTGTATAAGAAATTTACTTATACTAACCAAGAGAGTTACCGTTTAGATCATATCTGTAACGTAGAACTTGGTGCCAAGAAACTGGATCATAGTGAGTTTGATACCTTCAAAGAGTTCTATGAGAACGACTGGCAGAAGTTTATTGAGTACAACATTCATGACGTTCGCCTGGTAGATCAACTAGACGACAAGATGAAGTTGCTTGAACTGGCATTCACTATGGCATACGATGCTAAGGTGAATTATGAAGATGTGTTTAGTCAGGTTCGTATGTGGGATAACTACATATATGTGGAGCTCTTGAAACGCAAGGTCGCTATTCCTCCCAAAAAAGAAGCAACCAAAGATGCAAAATATGCGGGGGCATATGTCAAGGAACCGATACCTGGGTTTTATAATTGGGTGGTCAGTTTTGATCTCAATAGCCTGTATCCTCATCTTATTATGCAGTACAACATCTCGCCAGAGACACTTACCGAACGGCGACATCCCACTGCGACTGTTGAGGGGTTCCTGAATAAAGAGATTGAACTGGATACTGAATACTGTGTTGCTGCCAACGGCGCACAGTATCGCAAAGACATTCATGGTTTCCTGCCTCAAATGATGCAGAAGATGTATGACGGTCGTGTGATCTACAAGAAGAAGATGCTTGCTGCCAAGCAACAGTATGAGAAAACACCCACTGTGGAACTCATGAAAGATATTGCTAGGTACAATAACATTCAGATGGCAAAGAAGATTTCTCTAAACTCTGCCTATGGTGCTATTGGTAACGAGCACTTCCGTTACTACAAGTTGGCAAATGCTGAAGCGATCACACTATCTGGCCAGCTCTCTATTCGCTGGATTGAGAACAAAATGAACCAGTATCTAAATAGGGTGTTGAAGACAGACAACATTGATTATGTAATTGCTTCTGATACTGATAGCATCTATCTGTGTCTTGATGCTCTTGTTCAAAATGTCTTTGGTGATAATTTACCAGAGAAAGCAAAGATTGTTTCTTTCTTGGACAAGGCATGTCAATCACAAATTGAACCTTTCATTGAAAAGTCCTATCAAGAACTAGCAAACTATGTAAATGCTTACGACCAGAAGATGCAGATGAAGCGAGAAAACATCGCTGACCGTGGCATCTGGACTGCGAAGAAGCGATACATTCTCAATGTATGGGATAGTGAAGGTGTTAGATATGCTGACCCGAAAATGAAAATCATGGGTCTTGAAACTGCTAGGTCTTCAACTCCAGCATATTTCAGGGACAAATTGTATGAAGCATTCAAAATCATTATCGGCAAGTCAAATGATGAGCTCATCAATTTCATCAATGATGTCCGCAATGAAACCAGAAAGCGACCCTACAATGAAGTTGCCTTCCCCAGAGGCGTTAATAATCTGGCAAAGTATAGACACCCCAAAGAGATCTACCAGAAAGGAACCCCCATACATGTAAGAGGTGCTCTGCTTTACAATCATTACATCAAAAAGTATAAGATTGAGAACAAGCATCCTTTGATCCAAGAAGGTGAGAAAATCAAATTCATGTATCTCAAGACACCAAATCCAATTCATGAGAACTGTATTAGTTTCTTTGGAGATCTTCCACAGGAGTTTGGACTTGAGAAGTATGTAGATTATCAGACACAATTTGAAAAGTCATTCCTTGAACCGCTCAAAAATGTGCTACAATGTATTGGATGGCAATATGAAAAAGTGATCACTATTGGGAGCTTCTTTGAATGACTGTCTGGGTGGTGAGTTGGACCAATCATGTTGTCGGGCAGATTGGTCCAGATAATATCAAATGTTTTGAGGAGTATGAAACTGCCAGAGCATTTGCTAAACTGATGAGTAACAATTACTCCTATGTAAACATGTACGAAGACGAGGTAAAACAATGGGATTCCTAGATACTATTATTAAAGATAGCGGTAATGAATATGCTGCTTTGGTTAGTGATGGCGTTGCTGCTGGCGACATCACTACTTTTGTTGATACAGGCAGCTATATTTTTAATGCTCTCGTTAGTGGATCTTTGTTTGGTGGAATCCCTAGTAACAAAGTCACAGCATTGGCAGGAGAAACCAGTACGGGAAAAACTTTCTTCGCACTTTCTGTCGTTCGTTCTTTCCTTGATGCTAATCCCACTGGTGGTGTCATTTACTTTGAAAGCGAGTCTGCTATTTCTCGGGATATGATTGAAAGTCGTGGGATTGATAGCAAGCGTATGATTATCTTTCCCGTTGGAACGATTGAAGAATTCAGAACCCAAGCTTGTCGTATCCTGGATAAGTATTTGAAAGAACCTAAAGACGAACGAGTGCCTATGCTATTTGTTCTTGATAGTCTTGGTATGCTTTCAACTAACAAAGAGATGGAAGATGTTGCCAACGACAAGCAAGTTCGTGACATGACCAAATCTCAACTCATCAAAGGTGCCTTCCGAGTGCTGACACTGAAGTTGGGTCAGGCACAGGTTCCCATGATCGTTACCAACCATACTTATGATGTGATCGGATCGTATGTGCCACAAAAAGAAATGGGTGGTGGTACTGGACTGAAGTACGCAGCATCAACTATTATTTACTTGTCCAAATCAAAAGAGAAGGACGGCACAGAGGTGGTGGGTAACATCATCAAATGTGAAGCGAAGAAGTCACGACTAACCAAGGAGGGTAGCAAAGTTGCCACACGACTTTATTTTGATGAACGCGGACTTGATCGCTATTACGGATTATTGGAACTGGGTGAGGAGCACGGAGTATTCACTCGCAAAGGAAATCGTATTGTTGTTGGTGAAACTTCCGTTTATCCTTCCGTTATTCTTGCTGATCCCGAGAAATACTTTACCGAAGAAGTAATGGCACAATTGGAAGAAGCAGCACGTAAAGAATTCTCCTATGGCAATTGAACGTATTGAAGAAACTATCTTGCGTAATCTTCTCTTCAACGAGGAGTATTACCGCAAGGTAGTACCATTTCTAAAAGCAGACTATTTCAACGAATATCATGAACGCATCTTATTTGAAGAGGTTGCTGACTTCGCCAGTAAGTATGACAAAGTACCTACTCAAGAAGTTCTCTCAATCAACCTCCAATCTAGAAACGATCTTACAGAAGACACATTCCAGAGTTCGTTATCTACCCTCAAGTCCCTTGGAGACGAATGGGTTGATTTCAACTGGCTCCTTGATGCCACAGAGAAGTGGTGCCAAGACCGAGCAATCTACCTTGCTCTCATGCGGTCCATCAAGATCGCAGATGGAGGTGATAAAAAACTATCAAAGGATGCGATCCCCAGTATCCTTCAAGAGGCCCTGGCAGTATCGTTTGACGAACACATAGGACACGATTACATTGAACAAGCAGAAGACCGTTATGATTTCTACCATCGGAAAGAAGAAAAGATCCCGTTTGACCTTGATAAATTTAACTTCATTACGAAAGGTGGTCTGCCTAACAAAACTCTCAACATCGCTCTTGCTGGTACGGGCGTCGGCAAGTCTCTATTCATGTGCCATGTTGCTGCTGCCGCCCTCACTCAGAACTACAACGTTCTCTACATTACATGTGAAATGGCAGAGGAGAAAATTGCTGAGCGAATTGACGCAAACCTACTGAATGTCAATGTCAAAGATATTGCTGAACTACCTGAAGTTCTCTTTACTTCCAAGGTCCAAGAAATTGCTAGGAAAACCAGAGGCAAACTTATCATCAAAGAGTATCCAACAGCAAGTGCCCACGTTGGACACTTCAAGGCATTACTCTCAGATCTTTCCTTGAAAAAAGATTTCAAACCTGATATAATCTTTGTGGATTATCTGAATATCTGTGCCAGTGCCAGATATAAAGGTGCCATTGTAAATTCATATACTTATGTCAAAGCAATTGCTGAAGAGCTGCGTGGTCTTGCTGTAGAAAACAATGTTCCTATTGTCTCTGCTACTCAAACTACTCGTAGTGGTTACGGCAATTCTGATCCTGACCTTACCGATACATCTGAAAGCTTTGGTCTTCCTGCCACTGCTGACTTTATGTTTGCTCTTATCAGCACTGAGGAACTTGAACAGCAAGGTCGTATCATGGTCAAACAACTCAAGAACCGATACAACGACCCAACTGCCTCAAGAAAATTCATGGTAGGTATTGACAGAGCGAAGATGAAGCTGTATGATGTTGCTGATGATGCTTCTGCTATCAGCATTGATAGTGAAGACCCTGGTGAAGAGTTCTCACAATTTGCCCAAACCCAAAACCGTTTATCTAAATTTGCTGAGTGGAATGTATGACTATTGATTTCAACCGTTATCAACAATTCGTAGATGCTGTCACTTCTGATGCTTCTACTGACTTTGTTGCTCTTTCGGATCGTCTGGTTGAACTGGACCGTAAGGGTGCTAATATTGAACGACTGCTGACTGCTGGTGTTGGCATGAATGCTGAGGGTGGTGAGTTCCTGGAGATTGTCAAGAAAATGATTTTCCAAGGCAAACCATTCAATGAAGATAATCGAGAGCATATGATTATTGAACTTGGTGATCTGCTGTGGTATGTTGCTCAGGCATGTATGGCACTTGAAGTTTCGTTTGATGAAGTGCTTGCTCGTAATGTAGAGAAGCTGGAGAAGAGATATCCTGGTGGTCAGTTTGATATCTACTACAGTGAAAACCGAGCAGAGGACGACCTCTGATTATAAACCTCCCTCTAAATACTAGCAGGGAGGTTTTTTCTTATGACTAAACAAGTAGATTTATCTGGATTTGGTTCTGAATATAAAAAAGCAATTCGTGATATTATGGATACTTTGGGAGATGAAAATTTCTCTTTCTATAATTTTGACGTAACAAAAATTGCTGACCCTACAGGCAGATCAAAAATTTTCTTTGCTCTTAAAGTAATTGTTCCAAGAGCAAAGAGAACAAAAGCAGCGTCCATGATCGCACAAAATGTTGGCAGTAAAGGATATACTGCGATTGATACTAAAGGAACTGGTAATCAATTAGATATTGCTGTTGGCAGTAAAACTTTAAGAATTGATATTAAACCAGAGGGTGGTGGATCTGGTGGAGGAGCTGCCGAAACTGCGAGGAATGAAGCAGCACAATGTCTTTACGCTGCTCTTGCTTTCAATGTATACAGAGGAGAGATAGACGAAGATCTTCCTATTTCCTTGAGTGATTTTGAGAAAGCGTCAAGAACAATTGATGTTGATGTGCCTTTTGAGCAATTGCTTCCAGATGAATTGTCAAGAGAATGGCAAATATCTTCTATCAAAGGAGCAAATAAATTATGGCAAACCTTTCACAATTCTGGTAAAAATTATATTTTTTGTAGAGGTGGTGGACCAGATGATAAAGAAATTAAAAAAGCATATCAACGAGCTAGAAAAAGTATGATGAAAGATCCTAATGTTAGGGTAATCTTTTCTTCTGAAGATAAATGGAATCCAGCAGATATTTGGATGGTGTCATCTACTTTTAATGCTAGTGAGTTAGATACTTATAAAACTGTTGACACAATCAATGAATTTATAAAAGAAAAATACGAAGAAAAAGAATTGATTGGCGTTTCTCTGAAAAAGATGAGGGGTGCCGCTAAGTTAAAAGTTTTAAATTATGACCCTAATGATAAAATGAAAGAACTTGAAGATGTTAAATGGGGACAATACTGGGTAAAGTTTAAGGATACACGATTAATTGGCGGTGAAGATGCTTTCCCGATGGATGTCTATCTTTATTGGAAAAGGAATGGCGGCGATGCAGATAGATTTCAATCAAGAAATTTTGGTGGGGCATCATCTCCATCTTGGCAGATAGAAAAGAAAGGAGCATCCGCAGCCCAGGGTCGTTGTGGTGGTGGAAGTATTGTTGAAATTCTAAAATCTCTTGGCGTGTCTTATACTGGTATTACAACTGGATGGAATAATAGAACATTTTGGGCTGATTGTAAACCAACAAATAAATCTAAAAAAGATCGCATTAATGATGAATTGATAGAATTGTTTGGAAAATATTGTCCTCCTAATAAAGACACTGGTTATCCTGGAGATGTACAAGCAAGAGCTGAGGTTGCCAATCAAACTCAATCTTACAGATACAGTAAGTTAATGGGTCTTCGTTTGTTGGATTGTATTTTAACTTCTGGAAAAGCAGATGAAATCATGAAAGCATTGTATTGTTATGCTGGATCACAAACTGACAAGTCATCGGTTCATGTAAAATTAATGGACTGATGGACAGTTCATGAACTGTCCTATGCCAGACCCCCGCTAACCAAAATCGTGTAATATAGATAGATGGCAAACATCAAGCAACTAAAGCATTTAGAACACCTTGAAGACGAGATGCTCAACTACGGAGTTGAGGGTTGTGAGGCAGCTGTATCTTTTCTTAAGGAATTAAAAAAGATGCTTGGTCATCAAGAGAGTACTGGTTTTATGCAAACGAAGTGGGATGGTGCCCCATCAGTTGTGTGTGGTGTTGATCCTTTGTCTGGTGTATTTTTTGTTGGCACTAAATCTGTATTCAATAAAACTGAACCGAAGCTGTGCGCTACAGAAAAAGCAGTTGATGATTACTATGATGGTGATCTAGCAGAAAAACTCAAATATTCTCTTCGTTACTTTAGTAAACTTGGTATCAAAGGAGTTATTCAAGGCGATTTATTATTTACCGATTCTACCAGGCATACTGAAAATGTAAATGGAGAACAACTATACACCTTCAGACCGAATACCATCACTTATGGTATTCCTACTGACCATGATATAGGGAAAGAAGTTGGTAGAGCAAAAATTGGAGTGGTATTTCATACTCATTACACTGGTGATTGTCTTGCTGAAATGCAGGCACGGGCTGGTGCTCCTATCAATACATTCAATAAAGTTCCTGAAGTAGCAGTGATTGCTAATGACACACCTATGGATCGTGTTGGATTTTCACGAGCAGAAATGGCACGGTTTGACAGATACATTGCTAAGATTGAACGTATGTGTCAGTTATGTGGTGACTTCTTAGATAATCTTGTTAGCAATTTTGGTACTACTGGAGATGCTAAGTTCCACATCTCTTCTTTTTTAAAGCAGTTCTTCAATAGCGAAATCAAGAATGCTCGTAGCATCACTAACATTGATGAAGCGATAAATGAATTGATCAATTTTTATCATGATAAGATGAGCAAAGAACTTGCCAAGATAAAGACACCAGCAAATCTTGTGGCAAAAAGAAATCTTGTTTATAAAAGTGAGAACTATCTTCTTGATAACGTCTATAAGTTTAAGACCATGATTGCTCTGTACAAAGAACTACAGGCAGTCAAGCAAATGGTTATAGATAAACTAGACCATCTTGAAGAGTTTAGAACTTTTGTTCAGACCGAGAAAGGATATAAGGTCACAACTCCTGAAGGATATGTTCTTCATAAAGACGGTAGTATGATTAAGTTTGTCAATCGTCTGGAGTTTGCTTACAACAACTTCACTCTACAAAAGCAATGGCGATAGGAAAGACTTGCTACTTTACGTTTGGTAGGTTCCAACCACCAACGACTGGACACAAAGAAAACTTTGACGGCGTAAAGCAAGCAGCTGGATCTCATGACTATCGCATTTATATCTCCCAAACTGTTGATGCTAAAGGTACTAATCCTTTGCCACCAGATATTAAATTTGAGTATATGAATAAGATGTTTCCAGAACATCGTGGTAATATATACTCTGGTCCTAAACAACCAGTAGAAATTTTACAAGAATTGATGATGGCGGGTTATGATGAAGTGGTATTTCTTGTGGGGTCTGATCGGGTCAGCGCCATGCAGTTCCTCCATAAATATAACGGAAAAGACTTCTCTTTCAGAAACATTGAGATTAAATCTTCTGGAAGCAGAGATGCTGACGGTGATACATTCGCCATCTCAGGAACAAAAATGAGAAGAGCAGCATTTGCTGGAGACTTCAAAACATTTCGTTCTGGTATTCCTAGAGCTTTGAACGATAAAGAATGTATGAATTTGATGAACGAAATACAGAGTAGGTTACCAAAAACATTTAAATGAAAGATTTTAAGAAACTACGAGAAGAAGCACTGCGCCAACAGCAAAGGCAGCAGGAAATTTTCAAGGAAGGTGATGTTGTCATGTCTTCGCGTAATGGTGAGAAAGGAACCATTCATCGTGTTGGCGGTAACTATGCCATCGTGATTACAGAAGATGGAGAGATGTTCCGTGAGTGGATCAAGAATATCAGGACTATAAATAATACGAGAAGAACTTTACATAACGATGAAGTACCAGAAACCAATTAATTCAATTCAAAACAGCGACGAGTTTTCATCTAATTTGATGGAAGCATACGGCAGGTGGATGGGAGGTGATTGCTTCCAGAATACTCAACCAGTAGATCTTCACCTTGTTGAAGCATTTGATGGTATGGATCCTCAATCACATGGCGCAGAGATTGAAGATACCACTAAGAAAAAGAAGACTGCTAAGAAAGAAAGTTCTGCCGCACAACTTGAAATAAAAAAAGAATCTTGCGGACCAGAGCATTCTAATCCCAAGAAAAAGAAAGAAACAAAGAAAGAAGAGTACGAAGTTCTAGAAACTGAAGAGTATGAAATTGATGGTGTCACCTATGTTCTTGAGAAAGTCAAGATGGATGGCAAAGATGACAATGGTTTCAAAACTTGCTGGAAGGGATACAGAAAGCAAGGCACCAAGGTAAAGGGTGACAAGGAAGTCAATAACTGTGTCAAGGCTGGTTTTGAACCAGACGGCGAAGTTGTTTCTGAGAAGATGGATCCAGTCGGTGGCGAAGATAAGGATATTGACAACGACGGTGACCATGACAAGTCAGATAAGTACCTACATGCTCGCCGCAAGAAGATTGGCAAAATTCTAGCAATGAAGGGTAAGAAATGAAATCCTTTAGACAGTTCTGTGAAGAGTGCGGTTGCGAAAAGAAAGATCGTAAAGGTAAGAAGAAAGCAACTGTCGAAGTGATGCCAACCGTCAAGGATGGTGTCAAAGGTATGACTACAAAAGTTACCAACGAAACATTTGCTGGTGATTACAAAGGACCACTCTACGCTCCCCACCCAGACCTCCAAGAGAAAGCACCCCCAGGTGCTAAAGCAGAGCGTATGGTTAAGCATATCAAGAAGTCATATGCCAAAGACGGTAAGCTAACTGACAAAGAAAAGTCTATTGCTTATGCTACTGCTTGGAAGCATAAGAATAAGATGAAAGAAAATTATGACAAGGGTGAGTATGATTATGAAGGAGATATGGCAAAGACCCAACTAAAAGGTATTGCTAGAAATGCTCAAGAACTTCATGATATGCTACAACCTGCTGATAATCTACCAGAGTGGGTACAATCCAAGATAACCCTTGCGGCAGATTACATCCAAACAGCAAATGATTATATGAAGAGCAAGGGTTGATAAATAATTTTTGTCCCCTCTCGGAATATACCCATGTCAGCACTCGTCGCATGGTGTCTTGCTAACCAAGCTTTGATCGCAACCGTTTTGTTTGCTGTTTCTGAAGCACTTGGAGCAAACCCAAAGGTAAAATCAAACGGTATTCTTTCACTTATTCTTATTCAAGCTCAAGCAGCATTGAAAAAGAAAGGTGCTACAGATCTAACACCTTGATAATTCTGGGGGCGCAAGCCCCCTTTTTTTATAAATAAAATTTAGAAATCGGTAAATATTTGGAGTGTATCCATGACCCTGTACAGTCGCGCTGAAACAAACGCACAAAGCTTGAAAGTTCTAAACACTACTGAGAATAACTCTGTAGATAAGTATGATTGGGATGATACCCTAATCGTTGATGGTGATACTACAGTTGCTGGAGCACAGGGTTATGCTACTGCTGCTCGTAAAGTCATCTTTATTGATGACACTGAGGCAACACTTGCTGAGAACAGAGAGCGTGGTTTGAATGCTCCTGGTTGGTGGGAGTACATGACTTACACTGATGCTGATGGCAAGACCCGTCATAAGGCACAGCACCTAGTAGCATTCAAAGATGCTCCTGTAAATGCTGCTGACCTTGACGATGCTGTTGCTGCTGACGTAGCATCTGCTATCACGATCTCGGCACAACCTGCTGATGTAACTGGCGCAGCAACTCCATTCACTGGAACCTTTGCTGTTACAGCAGCTGCCACCACTGGATCACTTGTCTATAGATGGCAGCGTCAGACCGCAACTGGAACAACATGGTCTAACATCTCAAACACTGGAGTATTCACTGGTGCTACCACGGCAACTCTTACACTCACTGCGGCTGCTAAGGCAACCTATGATGGTTACAAGTTCCGTGTAAAGATCACTTCGTCTGCTGGTGCTGAAGAGGTTATCTCTACTACAGCAACTCTTACATACGCATGATCTAAATGAATATCTGTGAATTGAACCATGAGAATTGGTTGTTCTTTGCCATTCAAAACTACAATAACCCGTCGTCAGTAACTTATAGTGATTTTGAAGAAGACCTCAAACGCTTCAAATACATCAAAAGATTACTCAAGAGATACGAAACGACGGGTGAATTGAAAAC